GCTGGGGGTTGCCGTCGCCCTGGCCGGGTTGTGGCTGCTGACCGGCCCGGCGTGGGCGGCGCTGGCCGGCGGGCTGCTGCTGGTAGCGGTGGCGACGCTCGCCGAGCTCGTCAACCGGCGGCCGGCCCGATCGGGTGGTGATGAGTGATGGGGCTCGGTGAGCTGCTGCGCGGCCTGACCCGGCCGGACCGCGGCGACGGGGAGCGCGTCCAGGAGCGCGTGCTGGAGGTGAAGTCGTGGGACGCGGGTGATCTGCCGTCGTCGCTGAAGGGCATGGCGGTCGGGTACGGCGCCGGCCGCTACCAGGGTGCGATGTCGGTGCCGGGGGCGTGGCGGGCGTCGCTGCTGATCTCCGGGCTGCTGGGCGGGTTGCCGTGGCACCTGTACCGGGACGGCGCTGACGGGATTGCGCGGCGGCTGCCGACGCCGCCGCTGCTGGAGCAGCCGTCGCCGCCGGACACCCGGGTGGTGACGCTGACGTCGATGGCCTTGGACCTGGTGTGGCACGGCAACGCGGTCGCGCTGGTGTCGGGGCGGGACGAGTCGGGGATGCCGAGGTCGCTGCTGCCGGTGCCGGCACCGTACGTGCAGGCGGAGCGCACGCTGGAGCCGCTGCCGGGGGTGCCGGTCGGATCGATCGGGTATCGGATCGGCGGCGGCGACCGGTTGTGGTCGCCCGACGAGGTGATCCACGTGAAGGGCCCGTGCGAGCCGGGAGGGATGCGCGGGATGGGTGTGCTGGAGGCGCACCTGACGGGCGGCCTGGCGCTGGCGCAGGAGCTGGATCGGCACGCCTCGGGTATCGCGACCAGTCACGTGCCGTCGGTGACGATCAAGTCGCTGAACCCGGACCTGACGGCGCCCGAGGCAGCGGAGCTGAAGGCCAGCTTCATGCGGTCGCAGGCGACCAGGCAGCCGGCGGTCATCAACGCGTCGACGGAGATCACGCCGTTGGCGTGGAACCCGACGGAGACCCAGCTGATCGAGGCGCGCACGTTCTCGCTGGTGACGCAGGCGCTGATCTTCGGGTTGGACCCGTCGTGGCTGGGGGCAGCCCAGGCCAGCAGGCCGTACGCGAACATCGAGCAGGAGGCCGTCAACCTGTGGCGGTACTCGTCGCTGGCCGATCACCTGGGCCGGTTCGAGGGCGAGCTGACCCGGCACATGCCGCTCGGGGAGTGGGTGCGGGCGAACCTGGATGCCCGGCTGCGCCCGGACACGCAGGTCCGGTACGGCACGTACCAGGTCGCGATCGACGCCGGTTTCCTCACGGTCGACGAGGTCCGGCAGCTGGAGGATCGGGCTCCGCTGCCGCCGCAGGCAGCTCCGCCGCAGGAGGAGCCCGACGAGGTCGGTGAACGCGACGAGGCGGACCTGTGGCTGTACTGGGTGACCGGTGCCGGGCTGGCGAAGTGGAGTGGCGCCGACCAGCCGCTGACCGCGCTGTATCAGCAGCTGAAGAGGCACATGCCGCGGGATCAGGCGGCAGCGTCGGCGCTGTCGTGGTTCAAGGACGCGCTCGGCCGCGAACCGACCTGGCGGGACGGGGAGGTCCCCGACCAGCCGGGCGCGCCCCGGCAGCCGGCCCGGCTCAAGAAGTGGATCAAGGCTCAGGGGCGCGAGGTCGACCCGGCGGCCCTGACCGTGCTGCGCGCGCAGGTCGACCTCCTGGTGGACCTGCTACGCGGCCGGCACAGCTTCAACCCGGACCAGCCGCGGGACCCGGACGGGAAATGGGGCAGCGGGCCGGGTGGCGGAGCGGCGACCGCCGTACTGGACCCGCCGCGGCGACGTCGAGCGGCGCGGCAGCTGACCAACGACGAGATGGCCATCGATTACGCCGACACCCGGGAGTCCTGGTCGGAGGACCAGGCCGGCGCCGTTGACGGCTACGCGGGATGGCTCTACGAGCCGATCAACACCGCGCTGCGCTCTGCCGAGGGGATGGCCGATGCCGACGACGACACGCGTCGCGACATCGCCACGCTGGACGCGCTGCTGGACAGCTATCGCACGCCGGGCACGGTGGTCGGGGTCCGCGCAGTGGGCAGGAGCCTGGTCGTGCCGCCGCCGGGTGAGGCGGTCGGGGAGGTGATCACCGCGCCTGGCTATCAGTCGGTGTCGATGACGACGTCGGCGAAGGACGTCACGCAGGTGTCGAGCTCGGACATCGGCCGGAACTACAGGGCGAAGCCGATCCGGCTGCGGATGATCATCCCGCCCGGGATGCCGGCGATCGTCGTGCAGGGTTCGGACAACGCTGTCGCGTCCGAACGCGAGATCCTTCTCCCACACAACACCCGCTACGTCGTGAGCGCGGACGAGATGGAAGGGGACAAGCGATGGCTGACGGTGACCGCCCTGCCGCCCGCTTGAAGACGAACACCGACGAGGAGCGGGCGGACAAGTTCGTCCAGCCCGGTGACGCGATGACGGTGTCCCACGGTGACCTGTCCACCTCGCCGGCCGCTCTGGAGGTCCTGCACACCCAGGGTGTCCAGGCGTGGGAGGCATGGGTGGCCGAGCAGGCTGCAGGGCCGCGGTCGACGCAGGCTCGTGAGCGGCTGCGGCGCGTGGTGGCCGCGGGGGCCAGTGACCCTGTGGTCGATGGGGTCGATGAGGCGCTGGTGGTGGGCGACGACGAGGCGGTGTCGGGTCCGCCGCTGGACGGGGAGAGGGCCGGGGATCTGTCGGGTCGCCGGCTGAAGGAGTACTGGACGCGGGGTCCGGGGCTGGCGAAGTGGGCGGGTTCGGCGACGCCGTGGCGGACTCTGCGCGAGTTCCTGGCGGAGTACCTGTCGGGGGAGAAGCTCGATGCCACGACCAGCGCGTGGTACCGCATCGTGTTCGGGCGCCTGCCCGGGCAGGACTGACCAGCGCGAGGAAGGGGCCTGGGATGGACCAGATCGAGTACAGGGCGTTCGAGCCGGACCTTGTCGTGCGCGCCCCGACGGGCGGCAGCTACGACGGCCGGATCATCGAGGGCATCGCGATCCCCTACGGCAAGGTGCAGCGCATCAACGACGAGTTGACCGAGGTGTTCGCGCCCGGCGCGTTCGCCCATCAGGTCGGGGCGCCGTTCCGGGTGAAGTTCGCCCGCGGTCACCAGTCGAAGAACGGTGAGCTGATCGGCCGCGCGCTCGAGCTGCGGGAGGAACCGGGCGGACTGTGGGGTGCTTTCCTGGTGTCGGACACCCAGGTGGGGCGCGACACGCTGGCACTGGTGCGCGACCGCGCCCTGGACGAGCTGAGCATCGGGTTCACCCAGCCCAAGAGCGGCGCGGTCCGCCGCGCCGATGGTGTCGTGGAGCGCACGAAGGCGAATCTGTTCGAGGTGTCGATCGTGCCGGAGGGCGCCTACGGGCGCGGCGCGAAGGTGCTGGCGACCCGCGCGGAGGAGCGCGACTCGAACGTGCGGGGTCTGCGGGACTGGCTGGCCGAGCAGCGTCGCGCGGCCGCGGCGCTACCTGAGCTGCGCTAGCGGGAGGTAAGATCGCGATTGCGCCCAAGCCGGCGCGTCGACACCCCGGTCAGGTAGCGGCACCTCACACCCTTGGTGTGACACCCCGCGGATCCGTCTCGGCACCTCGCAAACGGTGACCCTGACCGCGTCCCGCCCCCCGTTCTCCGGTGGCTGCGGGCTGTCACCACGAGGGTGTCGTGAACCCATATTTGAAGCGGATGCGTGAGCGTCACGCACAGCTGGTCGCGGCCGCGGAGCAGATGCTCGCGACCGCCAACGACCAGTCCCGTGATCTGACCGAGGCGGAGTTCGCCAGCGTCCGGGAGATCCAGGCCCAGGCCGACAAGATGATCCCGGAGATCAAGGAGCTCACCGAACGGGAGGTTCGTCAGGCGGAGGTCGCGCAGCTCGCGGCCACACTGTCGGATGCGCAGGCCAGTTCGACGGATGCGCAGGAGCGCACGAAGTCCGCGGCTGCGCGAGTGGAGTCGTCGACCCGCGTGGTGGAGCGCGACCCGGGCCACTACCGCAGCACGAAGGACGGTGGCCAGTACTCGTACTTCGGGGACGCCTACTTGGCGCGGATGCGCGACGACAAGGATGCGCGGCAGCGGCTGACCGAGCATTCCCGCGCCCTGAACATGGCCGACGAGGGCCCCGGTGTGATCCCGCCGAACTGGATGACCAGCGAGTTCGAGCAGCTGGCCTATCAGCAGCGGCGGGCGTCGGCGGCGGTGAAGAAGATCCCGATCTCGAACGCGGCGCCGATCACGATGCCGCGCGAGTCGGTGGGGGTGACCACGATCGCGGCCCAGTCCGCGGAGGCCGCGAACAACGCCGCCTGGTTCGACGACTCGTGGGATTCCGCGGCCACGGTGGTGTCGCCGGTCGCGATCGCCGGCGGTCAGGACGTGTCGCGGCAGCTGCTGGAGTCGGGCAACCCGGCGGTCGACATGCTGCTGTTCAGCAACATGATCGAGGCGTACAACCAGATCGTCGAGGCTCGGGTGGTCGCG